ATTTTATTTCCCCTATTTATTGGATAGATAAACCTGAATGGGTGAAAGAATTCAACACTGCTTCTGATTCTTATATTAAACATGCTCGTTTAAATAATTTAGATGAAATTAAAAAAAGAAATAAAAAATTTGGCAATAAGGGAGAACACCCATGGGTACATCATTCAACAACCTTAATAGGAGACCCTAAGTTTAAAATAATACAAGATTATATTGGGTCGACAGCATGGAATCTTTTAGATGGTCAAGGGTTTGATTTGACTAATTATTCTATATTCGTTACCGAATTATGGGTTCAAGAGTTTTCTAAAAATGGAGGAGGTCATCATACTTTGCACACCCATTGGAATGGGCATATCTCCGGATTCTTTTTTCTTAAAGCCAGTGAAAAAACATCTCTACCTGTCTTCGAAGATCCTCGAAATGGTCGTATGATGAATTTACTTCCTCAAAAAGATCCATCTAAAATAACTCAGGCTTCTCACCAAGTTAACTATCAAGTTAAACCAGGACGTTTAATTTTTTTTAATTCTTTTATGCCACACATGTATTCCGTTGATAGTGGGTATGAACCTTTCCGTTTTATCCATTTTAATATACAAGCTATACCTAATAGTGTATTAGGTATTCCATATAAACCTGCGTGGGGGCAGAGACAAAAAAATGAAAACAAAAAGTAAGATAGTGCATTTACCAAACACAACACAGAATGCTTATATAAAAACAGTTTTAGGACAACACCCTAAAAAGCTTCCCAATGATTTTGTGGAAGTTTTAATTCAAGAAAAGAAAAAGGAGTTAATGAATGCCAAAAAGACCAAAGTTTAAAGACAATGCCCCTTATAAAATTATTAAAGGAGCTATTAATAAAGAGCTAGCCTCTTTCATTTATCGTTATTTTCAAAATAAAAGAAATGTAACACGGTTCTTTTTTGATACACGATGGATATCTCCCTACGCAGAAGAATGGGGAGTGTGGACTGATGAACAAATCCCTAACACTTATTCTCACTATGCAGATTTGGTAATGGAAACTCTTCTTGAAGGATTAAAAGAGAAAGTTGAAAAAGAAACAGGATTAAAACTTAATGAAACTTATTCTTATGCACGAATTTATAAGAAAGGAGATATTTTAAAACGTCATAAAGATCGTTATTCTTGTGAGGTTTCTACGACCCTGCATTTAGGTGGCGATAGCAAGTGGCCTCTCTATGTGGACCCTACCGGTAAGACCGGACAGGCTGGAGTTCCGGTGGAAATGGAACCTGGAGACATGGTTATTTATCAAGGTTGTGAATTGGAACATTGGAGAGAAGCTTACACAGGGGAAAATTATTGTCAGGTATTTCTTCATTATAATAATATAAAAAATAAAGAAGCTAAAGCTAACAAATATGATTCCCGTCCTTTGCTAGGATTACCAGCCTGGTTTAAGAATTTCCAGTTGCCTTCTAAGAAGAAATAAGGTATATTTAAGACTGGCGTGGGGGGTTCTTTCCACCACAAAGGTCTTCTGCGCCTACTTACAATCATATTGATATTCACATCATTCTAGTATAATTATAATCAAAGAGATTTTTATGCTACAAAAGATAGGCTTTTTACCTGGTTTCAATAAACAAGTTACACCCACAACTGCTGAAGGACAGTGGATTGCAGGGGATAATGTACGTTTTAGATATTCCACCCCTGAAAAAATTGGTGGATGGGCTCAATTAGGGGACGATTATTTAACCGGACCTGTTAGAGCGTTGCACCATTTTGTTGACAATACCGGAATTAAATACGCGGCCCTTGGAACAAATAGAATTCTTTATGTCTATTCTGGTGGTGTGTTTTACGATATTCATCCTTTAGTTAATCCCTCAGGTACTGCTATTACCAATGCCTTTAGTACTACTAATGGAGATGCAACAGTGACTCTTACTTTTAGTGGAGCTCATGGTTTTGTAGTGGGAGATATTATTTTATTTGGGGGCACCAGTACCTTTACTGCTATAACAGATTCTAATTTTGGAGCTTCAGATTTTTGTGATAAAAGATTTATGGTAACTACCGTTCCTACTACGACTACTCTCACGATTGAAATGCCAAGTAATGAAACAGGATCAGGAGCAAGTACTTCTGGTGGCATTACTTATTATAGATATTATCATGTAGGACCTGCTCAACAATTAGGAGGGTATGGTTTTGGAATTGGTCAATATGGAGGAACTGTATCTGGGGAACTTACAACAACTTTAGATGGAGCTTTAGGAGATAATGTATATGGGACTGGAGGATCAGGAACTTCAATTACCCTAGCAGATGCTACAGGATTCCCATCTTCAGGAACATCTTATATTCAAGTAGGGACCGAAGAAATTTCATATACTGGAGTTTCAGGAAATGATTTAACTGGTATTACCAGAGCCGTTAGAAACACAACTCGGGCAGCTCACTCAGATGGAGCAACCGTAACCAACACGACTGATTATGTAGGTTGGGGTTCAGCAGCTTCTGGAGACTTTGTAATTTCACCAGGCTTATGGAGCCTAGATAACTATGGAACTAAATTAATTGCTTTAATTGTAAACGGAAGCTGCTTCGAATGGGATTCCGCAACTTCAAATGCTACAGCTGTTCGAGCAACAGCTATTAGTGGAGCACCGACTGCTTCAAGAGATGTACTAGTTTCCACACCCGATCGTCACTTAGTGTTCTTCGGAACTGAAACTACTATTGGAGATACAACAACTCAAGATAACATGTTTATTCGATTCTCTTCTCAAGAGGATATTAATACTTACACACCAACCGCAACGAATACCGCAGGTACACAAAGACTTGCCGATGGTTCTAAAATCATTGGAGCTTTAAGAGGTCGTGATGCCCTTTACATTTGGACCGATACTTCTTTATTCACTATGCGTTTTGTAGGTGCACCTTTTACATTTGCTTTTGACCAAGTAGGTACCAACTGCGGATTAATAGGAATGAATGCTTCCGTAGAAGTAGATGGTGCTGCATATTGGATGTCTGAGAATGGTTTCTTTAGATATTCTGGTAAATTAGAATCAATGGATTGTTTAGTCGAGGACTATGTTTATGATGATATTAATACAACTTCTAATCAATTAGTTTATTGTGGATTAAATAATTTGTTTGGAGAGATCATATGGTTTTATTGTACAGAAGGATCGGATGTAGTTAATCGAATGGTTTGTTATAACTATATTGATTCATCATCCCAACGAGGAATTTGGACGACAGGTTCTTTAAATAGAACAACGTGGGCAGACTCAGCTGTCTTTGGTAAGCCTCATGCTACTCATTATAATATTGATGGCACTCAAGCCTCAACTGAAAGCACTTTTGTGGGTGGTAATACAGAAGGGATTTCAACTTACTATGAACACGAAACTGGTAATAATCAAGTTAAAGGTGGAGCAGTTACTGCTATTACTTCTAATATAGAATCTGGAGATTTTGATATTACTCAAGATCAAAAACAAGGGGTAACGTTTAGAGGAGATGGTGAATACTTCATGTCAATCAGAAGATTTATCCCTGACTTCTTGACGCAGACCGGAACAACCCGTATAACATTATACTTAAGAGACTATCCGAATCAAAGTCAGGTTAGTTCAACTCTTGGTCCTTTTGATATTACATCTAGTACCACGAAACAGGATACAAGGGCTCGTGCAAGATCAGTGGCTTTGAAAGTTGAAAATACGGCTGTTAATCAAGATTGGAAACTAGGAACTTTTAGGTTAGATGTTCAAGCTGGAGGAAGAAGGTAATGCCTTTTAAATCAGAAAAACAAAGACGATACTTATGGGCCAACGAGCCAGAGATTGCTCGTGACTGGACCGATACTTATGGTAGTGGAATCCATAAAGCTTTAGGGGGAAGAATTCCTTTTGCTGAAGGATCAAAAAAAACTTCAGTAGTAGAACGGAATTTAGCTAATAAGAAGGCGGAATTAAACTTTTGGGAAGAACAAAAAGATACACCTGAAAAAGAAGAAAAAATAGCTCAAATACAAGCTGACATTGATAGACTTAAAGGAGATATAGGCACAGCAGCCGATACACTATTAGGATCGGGTGAAGTCCCAACAAAAGGAATAACATCTAAAATTCTTGAATTTATTTTGGGTAGCCCTGCTGAAGGATCAATAGCTACAGAGCAGGAAAGAATTGCCTTAATGGAGAGTATGAAAGGAACTACAGCGGATCCTGATTTTTTATATAGTCCAAGAGGAAGTCAAGGAATTATGGATCCATCTCTTGTACAACCACATGGATGGGAATTTGGTAATCAATGGCAAACAGCAGAAGAAGAGGATGACTCAGGTAATTGGTTAGTTAAAGCGTTAAGTTATATGCCTCTAGTGGGAAAAAATACTAGATCAGGAGCTTTGATGCGAATGCTAACTAATAAATATATGCCGGATGGTGGAATTACATCTATGTTTAATAGACCTACGACAGCACAGCAACTAGCGAATCAAAGATTTATGCGAAATTATAATGTTGGAATAAATCCACAGACAGGACGAATGACATCAGGACCTTTTGCGGGAATGAATGCTCCAGGAACTTCTATGTTTGGATCTCAAACTCCACAGCAGATGGCACAAAAATGGATGAAGAAGTATGGTAAGATGAATTATCAAACTAGAAAACAGCAACTAAAACAACAACAGATAAAAAATATAGCAACCATGAACAAAGGACCTGCGGGTACAACACCTAAAGCACCAAGTGGACCTGTTCATAGTGGTCAACCAACAGGGGGTCATCATGAAGGAGGAGGCGGAGGAATTGGAAGTACGGCTTCTAGCCAAGGGCCAGCTGGAGGTTCGGTCGGAGCTAGTAGATTTAGATCCCGCGGCGGAAGACTTTATAACGCAGGAGGCTTAGCAAGTTTATGGCGAAGATAGTACAAACTATAACAAGACAGGGGTTGGATTATGATCCTATGGTGGCAAATTCTTTAGTAAGAGATCTGGATGCTATCGTACAAAAATTAAATTCAACTTATCAACAAGATTTAAAACAAGAAATAGAAGCTAAGTCCTTCTATATGGAATAATGGCTACTAATCAATATTTATTTTATGGAGTTGCTTTAACCACTACGGATGAAACTACAGTCCTGACGCCAGCGATTGCTAGTTCAGGCGCAGTGGGAACAGTCATTATTAAATCTTTTAGAGTAACGAATACCACAGGGAATACCCCAACGATTACGATTACCAATGGAAGCACGAAGATTGTAAACACTCAGACTTTATCAGCTAATGCAAGCACAGAAATTCTGACCTTACCTTTAATTGTACAGTCCGGGGTCGCGCTTAAAGTTAAAATGAGTAGCGCTGATGAAGTACACATTGGAATTAGTTATTTAAACATTAACCAGGAGATAGTAGTATAATGGATACGATTAAACATAATGGAAAAGATGTGCCTGTAGTACAGGCAGAGGTGAAGGTAACTATAAAAAACAAGGAAACAGGTGTTGTTTATAAGGACGATAAAGAGTGGAAAGGACTCGGAATTGATCCTGAAAATATAAAAAGAGATGTGGTGGTGATGATGCCGAGGCTTGATTTATACGGCAAAACAAAGTAATACTAAAGGTTCAGGTGAAATTCCTGCCTTTATTACAATTACACAGAGATTATTATGGCTTTATTAGAAGAACAATTTACAGAAACATTAGACGCAGGTGCCCCTGACATTACTTACAAAGGTAATGAGGGCCAAGAACAAAAGATTGCTAGAGAATTATGGGATCAACTACCTCCTGAAGCACAGCAAAAATTTGGAAATTTTCAACAGTTCTTTTCAAGTGGAGCCTGGAAACAAGTTTTACAGATGTTGCAAAAACAAATGCAACAAGCCCCTCAACAAATGGCCCAAGGCCCTCAACAAATGGCGCCACAACCTCAACAAGGTATAGGTTCCATGATGCCAGCACAGATGGCAGGTGGAGGAGATGTTCAATTAGCTAGTCATGAAGCCAATGATGCATTCCTAGAACAACGAATGGAATATTATTTAGAATTAGGGTGGTCACCAAGAAAAGCTGCTGAGCAAGCACAAAAAGATTTAATGGAAGGAAATTTTGATCCAGGGCCTTATGCTAAAGGCGGTCGAGTCGCAGCACAAGAAGGCGGACTCATGAATTTAGGTGGCATGGAAAAAGATTATAGACAAGAAGGTGGATTTGTGCCAATAGGTGGCAGAGAAAAAGCAGATGATGTACCAGCCAGACTTTCCAAAAACGAATTCGTATTTACTGCAGACGCGGTCCGA